GTTGGCACCATTTGCTAGGGATGTAGTCTCTGGCAATGTAGGTCTTCCGAATGCTTTGCCTGAAGTAGCAGATATTGCATGAGTTCTGTTTTCATTTGCAGTGTTTACCATTGCAGTTGAATGGAACGTCCAATATATGTACTCTGATTTATTTGCTATTACTTTTTTGTAATAGTTAGTCTCACCACTTGCATCTTTTGCGTCTGACGCAAGAGAAACAAATCCGTAAGTTTCTAAAATTGAATGTCTAACACCACTGATTGCACCGTCTTCGTCGGATACAACAACGTGAATCTCGTCAGCAACTCCACCCGCTGCAGTTGCAGAAGTAGATGTGCCAGGAGCTTTATCGAATGATGCAAAGAATTCCCAGTATCTATTTACTGCAGAACCATTAGCAACTGTTGCAATTAGACCTGTCCCTGTAGGTTGACCTAATGCTTCGATTGTTATAATGTCTGTGTTGATTGCAGTAACACGATATTGTTGTGTTACAGCAGCGAATGTTATGATGTCTCTGACTTTTAATAATGCTCCACCACCACTCGCAAGAGTGATTAGTGTTTGACCAGCTGCTTCTTCAGCACCTGTTGTCGTTGCAGCGTCATTGTAATATGCATCGGGTGATGTACATACAGAAACTTTTAATGAATTACCTAAGACGCCAGGGCATCGTGCAATCCATTTTCCTACTGTTGAACCTAGAGCGCCTGTTTCATAAGATGCGACGTAAGTGTCGTTGTTCTTAAGAAGTGATGTAGTAGAACCACCAGCGTTTGCACTAAACAAACCTGTAGTTCCGACTCTAACGACTCTTAATGATGAACCATATCTTAAAAATGCTTCTGCTGAATAAAAGTCTTCTGCTCCAGCATTGGTATTAGCTGGTTCTGAGAACTCTTCTACTAAAGCCTTTGTGTCTGAAACTGTCTTAACTTCATCAACAGGGCCCCATTGGAATGAACCAGCGAAAGCACCAGTTGTGCTTGATACTGCTGGTACAACATTTGTAAGGTCAACCTCTTTGACCTGTACGCCTGGTGATACTTGAAATGCCATACTTTTTCTCCTGTTAATGTAAAAAGTTGTTTACTGTTTTATTTATAACTTTTAATTTCCTATTAAATGGCACTAAGGCCATCACATGTTTTTGTGATACCATCTATCACCTTCCTTATCCACAAATGAAGATTCTTGAGGACTTCCCTCTCCGAAGACTCCTGCTGGTAGCAAATCGTCTTGGATTATCTTCTGTTGTTCGGCATACAACAAGTCTTTAACTTGTGTATCGGTTAAGTGATAGAAGTATTCTGTAGTGATAAACCAACTAAACAGGACAATATTCATTACCATGTCGTCGTGATAACCTCTATCAGCTTCGAAACTTGTACCTTTATTTATAAAGGTCATGAGCTCGGTTATTGTAGGCCTATCCACTAACTCTAATCTGTGTTCTTCTAACAATTCTTTCATTGTTGAACAACCGATTCGTTTAATCTTTCTTGACATCGTAACTCCGATGTCGGCTGCACTTGCAAAACCTTGGGTAAAAACGTTCTCATACTCAATGTCATAGTGCAATTGATTAGCAACCATAGCACCTTCATTATTATTTTCAATTATTACAATTGGTTTATTATAAGGTGTTACAAACTTATTTATAATATCGGGGAAGAGAAGGGGACTTATCATGTTATCTCTGTACACAGCCACCTGTTTAAAGGGTTGTATGGAGACATCAAAGATTGTGAACGTACTCCAATCCATCCCCCTACCCTTTGCAACATCGACTGTTACTATGTATTCATGACCCTCTACTGGTTTATCATACATCGTAAACCCATCTCTCACCCATTCACCGTCTATTGCTTTCATTTCCAATAGGGTGTTACTATTAATAAGAGTATTACCAGTTCCTAAGAACGAGTTACCATACTCTTGTTCAAACTGTGCTTCGGACGTGTTGCCGATTGTTTGTTGTTTCCATGCTTCATCTCTGCCTGGCACATCAAACCAGTTAATAAGGAAGTCTTTATAGTCCGACTGGCCATGTACTGCACTCTCATATATCTTATGGAACATATTACCTACACCGTTTGCAGTAGAGGTAATGATAACCTTGGAGTTTTTACCCGAGGTAACAACTGGATATGTTGCAGTATAGAAGGTTGCAGCGTCTTCTACGAATGCAAACTCATCTAGATATAGTAAGTTGATTGACATACCACGAATAGATGATGAGGATGTTGCAGCTGCAACTACCTTTGAATCGTTTGCAAATTCTATTGAACCTTTGTTAAGAATCTTAACGCCGGGCTGTAGAAAGAACGGAACTGATTCTAACATAGTAACAATACGTGCAATCATCTCCCTTGCAATTGCACCTTTGTTTGCAAGAACCGCTACGGTAACTTCGGGATGAAATACTAGGAACCATAGTAAGTAAGCACATGACGTAATGGATTTACCACTCTGTCTAGATGCAAGTACTACGTTAAACCTATTGTCGTTATAATGATTTATTAGTTTGTCTTGATACCCACGAAGTTTAAAGGGAACCATACCCTCGTCTAGTGAGATAATCTGTGTGTAATTCTCAATGAAATGACAAGGGTCTTCAGAACATTTGATGTATTCTGCAAGCTCATCCTTGGTGTATTGTATATCAATACCACCTCTTTTGATGAGGTTGTTACCTAGATAACCTTCATTGGTTGGTGCAACCATTACTCTTTAGTCTTCTTCAAAAATTTCTGTAATTCTGAAGTTGAACCTACGTATAGATGATTGTGTTGTGTACCAACCTTTGGTTTATCATCGTCTTTCTCTAGGTCTTTAATCTTCTTTTGTAGGTCTAATAATTTCTCTGCAGTCTCACCGACTGTCTTAAGTAACTGACCAGCAACCTCGTATGCACGTGGGTGTTCAGTTTCTTTTGCAACCTCTAAGATACCATCGATAGCATCTTGGCCACGCTCTACAAGACCATAGAGATTCTCTCTTGCGTATTTGTAGTCGTTTATTATGGATTCACCTCGGTCATTTAGTGACGGAAGCTTGTTCGGTATTACTTGAACTTCTTGTTTGATTTCTTTTTCGATACCAAGGATGTCATCCAGTTGGTTATCTATTGTATCTTTCGCCATAATTAACTCGCATCTGTAGTCCTATCGTCTGCAAAACTTCGGGTAGAACCGTCATCATAAAATGTTACTGTCTCTGCGACAACAAAGGTATCGGTTGGGTCAACTGAACCTACAAACTTCAAGTTTGTTTTTGCATCTATTGTGACTGCAGCGGAAACTACCATTGATAGTTTATTTGCATTAATAGAAACAATGGTTGGATTGGTTCCCAAATTCGTTCCGAACACTTCATCGTTCACACTTACCTTTGTATTTATAGCTACTGGAAAAGTGATTGTAGTCGATGCTGATACGGCATTACTTCTGGCTGCAAATGCTGGTTCGTAATGTTTGACTTCTTTAACTAGACCACTACTATCTATTTCACTAGTAGTGAACAGACCACTTGCAGTCTTAACTTGTCCTTGGACTCCGTCTGATATATAAATTCTTTCGATAACGTTCTTAATAACCTCTCCAGTATATACTGGGCCGAAGAAGTATAGTTTCATAGAGAACTCTAAAGTGTATTCTATAACACGTCTTTCTTCGAATGTACCTTCATATGAGTCTTCCATTGTCACTGAGTTAAGGATGATTGGTACATCTCTGTAATCAGTCATCGAATCAATCATCTTCATGGTAACTGTGTATTCGGGTTGGAAGTATGGTAGTATTTGTTCTACTATTTGTAGTGCATCATTCATGTTCTTTGCAAGAATTGATAAACTAAATGTTAAATTGTATGGTGCTGGTTGGTATTGAAACCCTCTTTTTCCAGTATCGCTTCCTTCTAAAGATGATTTACTATTTCTAATTAATTTGTTTTGTTGTCTAGTTGCATCATACTCAAATCCAGTAAGTTCAAATGCAAGTCTAGGCATACTGATTGCAGTTCTCATACCATCATTAAGATTAGCATCTTCTGCTAGTCGTTGTAAGAACTTCTGTTTAGGCCCATAACTTATGGGTACTTTTGATTCTGTGAGTACAGTTCCGTCTGCCTTGACTTTCTTAACAGTTATGTTATTAAACAGAGTTCCAAATATGGAAACAGCACGTTTAAAAGTTTCATTATAAAAGTATGTCCCAAACATTATGTAACCTCACCAAATGGATTCGTCTCACTGAAGTCTAGGTAACCATCTGCCTTATCTTCAAAGTCTTTATTCTGTGCATTACCATCGTTAGCAAACGTCAGCACGTCTGTAATGGATTCTATGACTACTGTCTTACCACTTGTTGCACCGACTAGGGTGTCACCAACAGCAAGGGTTCTAGTAACATCCTTGATAGTAAGTTTACGAACGTTGTCTGTCACGCCTGGAGTCCAACCAATAACTTCACCAGTTGCAGCCCCACTATAATTGATAACTTCTTGAATAGTAAAGTCTCCACTTGTATTTGAAACAACCATTTCGATTGTGTATGCTTGTTCGTTCTCTACTAAGTCTATAACAGTTCCAGTATCGAAGTCTTCTCCACTGTACTCGAACAGTTCACACTGCATCTTGAATACAAATAGTTTTCCGACTTGATAGAATGGATTCTCATGTTCTACAAATTTGATTTCAAACAAAGAACCACTGAGAGGGAAGTAAATTAAATCTCCCTCGTTAGGTCTTAGTGATGTTGTAAGGTTTGAATCTAGGGAAATGAATCTCTCCCAAGTTCTTAATGATAATACAAAGGTTGCTTGGTCTCTTACTTGTACACCAAACTTGGACATTAAGTCCCCATCACCTTCAAATCCATCTGTATTTTCTAGATACATTTCTACTGCATAGGATTCTCCGAATGCAGATTGTACATCTTCACCGAGGATTGTGTCCTCTTCAACTACTTCTCTTGGTAGATAGTAGACTTCATGTCCATACATTCGTAATGATTCAACTACTATATCTTCGTACAGGTGTTGTTCAGAATTAACTGCATGGTTAAAAAATACATTTGTTGGCATATTGTTATCCCATTAAATCCATGACTGGCATTTCGAAATTCAGTCTTGACTCTTCTTCTAATCTTAATATCTCTTCTTGAGCTTCTGTTTTCATTTGAGCAGCGTCTAGTGTGACTCCGCCCGGCAATGCAATACCACTAAATTTGGATAGGTTTTCTCCCCATTGATACTTAACTAATGCAGTACAATACTTCTTCAACCACATGTCATTGAATACGTCTGTCATATCTGTAGGGTCAATTTTTCTGTAACACTCAATGATTAAGTATTCTCCAGTAACCAATCTAGATGCATCTAAGTTCATGTACAATCTGTTGCTGTGCATGTTGTAACTTATTGGTGTTCTTCCAACTAAAATATTGTTCATCAATGAAAGGTTCTGTTGAACCATGGAGTAATGTAATACATTTGTAGATGATAAGTCATGCATATCATTCAGTCTTAACTGATATCTTAAGTCAAACATATTGAGGTTTGATTTATCATTGAATGGTAGAATGTTTAGAACTGACAATACATGCTCTGGAAGAGTCAAGTAATTTTGTTGTTCTAGATATGTTTGACCGTCAACAGCTTGACCGCCACTTGTCGCTGCAGTATGAGACTCGTTAGTTTTGAACGAAGCAATTTGAGCTGCAGTAAGTTGGTGTTTTAGATAACACTTAATTGAACCGTCATAACAGAATTCTCTGAAGTATTGTAATGCTTCGTCGAGTCTATCGTCGAACTGGTCGTCATCTACGTTGATTTCCAACACAGGTGCGCCTAGTTTTCTCTTGACGTATTCCTTAAGAGTAGCTTTTGAATTTGGTGAGGCCATAGTATTAATCCTAGTTTAATACTATTTAGGTGTTTTTATTCTTGGAAATAAGTTTTGGTAGCGAGTTTATCTATTTTATCTGAGATACGGTTCATTTGGTCAAGAAGCTTCGTCATATCCCTCTCAATCTCTTCACGTGTGACATAGTCTTTTGCTATCTCTTCACGTGTTTTATTTAGTAGAATACCTTGTCGTGATACTTCTTGAAGTGTGTTCCTAAGAAGGAAACCAATAGGTACGATAACGAATACCGTAACGATATTCCATAGTATGTAAGGTGTGACTGTAAGTTCCATACCTTTATTTATGAAACCTATTTCACCAAGGGGTTGCCTAGGGCATCTAAATTGAAAATAAATTCATCTATTGATGGTGGAGTATCTTGGGCGTCTCTTCTATCCGAACCTGCGTTCCCAATATGATGTACTCTTGAATTGAATGATATACTGTATCTTTCTTTGTCGGTAGGATTAGGTTCTACCATATGCATTGCACCACTAGGAAACAATACAAGTCTTCCTCTAACTGGCATGTATCCGATACTCTCTTGATTTCTAGCAACGGATGGATGGTCTGCAACAACTTTAGGGTCACAGTTGATTAACTGAAGGTCTCCCTCGTCACCGTCTCCGTGTATGTAAAAGACTCCACTGTACCAACAACCATTATGTAAATGTGGTGTATTCCATGCACCCTTGTCATTGATGTTTGCCCATGTGTTATCTATTTTGACTTGTGCATCGTCGGGATGAACTCTAAAGAATTGTTGTACTTCATCTCTCAACGTAGCTTCAATACATCTAATAATCTTTGCAAAGGCTGGATGTTTTTCAACACCATCTTGTGATTGCCAACCAGTATATCTATTTGATATCTGTCTACCCTTCGGGTCTCTTCTTCTCCACTCATCCATTTCTTTCTTAAGAGATATTAAGTATTCTTCTGATACTGAATCTTTACCATACCTTTCTTGGTCTAGTAAGTCTCTCTCAAATATGAATGTGGGGAATGCTAATCTAACTGACATCTTGGTCTCCAAATAATTCCAATTGTACTTCTTCTTTCTGTTCTAAGTCGGGGTTATGCATAGGACATTCGGGTGGTGGATTGTCTTCTTTAAACATCTTACCCTTCTCATTCCAATACTTAATCCTTCTGTATGCACCTGCCATACCTTCGATATGTCTCTTCTCTTCTCTGAGTTCGGGTGACCTATTCCACTCATCCATGGTCTTAAGTTTACTACCGTCTTCACCTTCTCTATGAGTGGTTCGAACGGAACGATTCTCTTGCCATGATTTATTGTCGTATGTTATGTATGATGCTGTCCAATCTTCTCTTCTGTAAGGTATTATTTGAACTAAGGGTGTGCCTGCTTTGATTGTGAAATCTTTGTCTGTTCTAGGATAGAAAATAATCTGAGAGTTATCCATGTTAACATTGAATGCATCTGTATCAATCATACCTTGCCATGTTGCAAAATACTTATTCTGAAATAGGAATGGGTCTAGATATAGACAAGAATAGCCAGGCGGTGTGATAATGTTCCAAGGTGCTTTCATCTTGAATGCATCCCTT